GCACAAGCCGCTGCTATGGCAATGGGAAGAGCAATGGATGATGTTATTATCGCTGCTGCAACTGGTACAGCCTCAACAGGTGAAACTGGTTCTGGTAGTGAATCTGCTCAAACAGCAATCGCTGCTAGTGTTGGTACAGGAACAGGTTTAAATATTACTAAATTAAGAACTGCTAAACAGCTTCTTGATCTAGCTAGTGTTGATCCCTCAATCCCTAGACACATAGTATGTGGTCCTGAGCAAATTACTAATCTTTTAGGAACAACTGAAGTAACGAGTTCTGATTTCAACACAGTGAAAGCACTGGTTAATGGTGAAGTTGATACGTTTCTTGGGTTTAAATTTACAACGTCTACTAGACTTGCAAAAACTGGAAATGACAGAACTGTCATAGCCTTTGCACAAGATGGTATTACTTTGGGAATTGGTAAAGATGTTAATGCTAGAATAGACGAGAGAGCAGACAAATCGTATGCTACTCAAGTTTACTATTGCATGAGCATTGGCGCTACTAGAATGGAACAAGCTAAAGTTGTTCCAATAACTTGCACAGAAGCATAATAGGAGGAATATATGGCAACAGCAAAAGGTATAAACATAACAGCCTTGGACACATCTCCTAGAACACTTCTAGAAGCTGGTTCAGGTCAAGGTAAATTTAGAGTATTTGCAGATACAATAGCTGCAGCTACAGGGGATATCGATGATAATGATATTCTTATGTTAGCTGAAGTTCCATCGAATGCTAAAATACACAGTATCAAATTATATAATGATGATTTAGATTCTGGTACAGCTTTAGCAGTAGATGTTGGTTTGTATAATGGCGAAACTAAATTTACAGACACAGACGGTTCTTCAACAGCATACGGAGCTGGTGGAGTAATTGACAGAGACGCTTATGCGACTGCAATTACAACACTACAAGGTCCAGTAACTGCAGGAACTGAAGTTGCGTATGAAGCTAGAAACATCAACGCAGTAAACAATTTTGTATGGGAAGACGGAGGTCTGACTTCAGACCCTGGAGTTCCATTAAGAATTGCTATTACTGTAGAAACTGCTGCAGGTACTGCAGTAGCTGGTGATGTTACAATAGTTGTTCAATACGTAGTCAACTAATAAATATTAGATGGGGGAGAAATCCCCCATTTTTTAATATATAAACAATGGAGATAACATGAGCTTATACAGAAATATAAACGCAAGAAAAAAAGCAGGAACTTCAAGATCAAAAAAGAAAAGTACAATAACAAAGAAAGCCTACGCAAATATGAAAGCTGGTTTTCCAAAAAAGAAAAAATCATAATCAATGGCATCAGTAGTAGACATCTGTAATGGAGCATTAAACCAACTAGGTGCTACTACTATTCTGTCATTAACAGAAGATTCAAAAAATGCACGATTGTGCAATTCAAGATACACACAAGTTAGAGATTCATTATTCAGATCACACCCTTGGAACTGTTTACAAAAAAGAGCATCATTAGCAAAAGATACAGCAAAACCTGCCTGGGGTTTTACTGCTCAATTTACTTTACCTGCTGATTGTTTAAGGTTGTTATCAATTATAGATTACGATTTAAATCACAAAGTAGAAGGTAGAAAAATATTAAGTAATACATCTACTATGAAAATTTTATATATAGCAAGAATTACAGACCCTAATGAATATGATGAATTATTAAGAGAAACTTTATCTGCAGCATTAGGAGCAGATATTGCTTATGGAGTTACATCGTCTAATCCTGTAGCTCAAAATATGTACACATTATTTCAAGAAAAATTAAAAGATGCTAGGTTTGTAGATTCAACTGAAGGTCAAAACAATTCACCTGATCTTGGAATGTCAGACGCAATAGAAGCTAGTACCTTTATAAACACTAGGTATTAAATTATGGCACGAGTTGCGGCACAGCTTACAAACTTTACAGGAGGAGAGTTATCACCACGATTAGATGGTAGGAACGATCTAACTAAATATTCTTCAGGATGTAAAACTTTAGAAAACTTTATTATTTACCCACATGGTGCAGCAGCTAGAAGATCAGGTACAACCTTTGTAGCTGAAGTAGCAGATAGCGATAACAAAACAAGACTTATACCTTTTGAATTTTCTACAACTCAAACTTATATGCTTGAGTTTTCTAATCTTAAAATGAGAGTTTATAAAGATGATGGTTCTGTTTTAGAGGGAGATAAAACTATATCTGCTATTACTAAAGCTAATCCCGCTGTAGTAACTGCTAACTCACATGATTATACAAATGGTGACGAAGTTCTTATTAGTGGTGTGGGTGGGATGACAGAAGTTAATAGTAAAAGATTTTTAGTTGCAGGTAAAACAACTAATACATTTCAATTAACAGATAAAGATGGAACTAATATAAACAGTTCAGCTTTTACAACTTATACTTCTGGCGGTGTATCAAATAAAGTTTTTGAAATTACCACACCTTACACAACTGCACAGCTCTTTGATATTAAGTTTGCTCAATCAGCAGACGTTATGTATATAACTCATCCATCACATGAAGTAGAAAAATTATCTCGTACAGGTCATACGTCTTGGACTTTAGCAGATGTTGATTTTACTAAAGGACCAATGCAAGATGCTAACACAACAGACACGACTTTAAACCCAGGTCAATCAGCAGTAGGTACAGGTATAGCTTTAGTAGCTTCTGCAACTACAGGTATTAATGGTAGTTCAGGTTTTCTTTCAACAGATGTAGGAAGATTTGTTTTTTTAAATACAGGTTATGCAAAAATAACTGGAGTAACAAATACTACTAACGCAGTTATGACAATTATTACAGCTTTAGATAGTGCAAGTGCTACAGCTAATTGGCAATTAGGAGCTTTCTCAGATACAACAGGACATCCTTCTTGCGTCACTTTTTTTGAACAACGATTAGTATTTGCAGGTACAATTAACCAACCACAAACTATATTCTTTTCAAGGTCTGGTGATTATGAAAACATGGATGCAAACCTTGGTGGTACTGTAGCAGATGACGATGCTATTATTTATACCATTGCATCTAACCAAGTTAACGCAATTAGATTTATGACAGCAACAAGAACTTTAATTCTTGGTACAGCTGGTGGTGAGTTTACAGTAAGTGGAGGTGGTACAGATAGTGCAGTTACTCCAACTAACATATTAATTAAAAAACAATCTAACCATGGTGCAGCTAATGTAGATGCAATAGCTGTAGGTAATGCAACATTATTTTTACAAAGAGCTAAAAGAAAAGTTAGAGAACTAGCTTATAACTTTGACGTAGATGGTTACATTGCACCCGACATGACTATACTTGCAGAACACGTTACTGAAGGTGGACTAACACAAATGAGTTATCAACAAGAACCTAATCAAATTATTTGGGGAGTAAGAAATGATGGTGAGCTTATAGGTTTAACATATCAAAGAGAACAACAAGTTACTGCTTGGCATAGACATATTTTTGGTGGTAGATTTGGTAATGCAACAGTTACAGTTACAGATTATGCAAACATAGCTAATGGTACAAGAATTGTTTTAACAAAAGCAGACGGAACAACTACAACTTTTACATCCGCTACATCTGCTACATCAGGTAAGTTTCATACCACATCTAGTAATAACCAAACAGCAACAAACTTAAAAACATTAATTGATGCTGATTCTAATTTTACAGCAACAGTTCTTAGTAATGTAGTTACCATTACAGAAACATCTCCATTGTCTACAGGATTTCTAACAATTAAATCTTTAGATGATGCTACTCGATTAACTTCTACTAACGAAGGTAAAGCAGTATGCGAAAGTGTTTCAGTTATACCTACAGATGATTCTGAATATCAAACGTGGGTTATTGTAAAAAGAACCATCAATGGTATTACAAGAAGGTTTGTAGAATTTATTAATACATTTGATTTCACAGAAACAGATAATACAACATTTAATTTTTTAGATAGTGCTTTAGCTTATAGTGGTTCAGCAGTTACAACGATTTCAGGTTTAGATCATCTTGAAGGACAAACAGTTGGTATATTAGCTAATGGTGCAACACACCCTGACAAAACAGTATCAAGTGGTTCGATTACATTAGATCGTGCTTCTACTAATGTTAAAGTAGGTCTAGCTTACAAATCAATATTACAAACCATGAGACTTGATGCTGGTTCACAGAACGGTACATCACAAGGTAAGACAAAAAGAATATACGAAATTACAATTAGATTATTTGAATCTATTGGTGTTGAGGTTGGAGAAACACTAGATAACATGGAACGAATACCATTTAGAACATCGTTTGATCCTATGGATGAAGGTCTACCTACGTTTACAGGAGATAAAGCTGTAGAGTTTAGAGGTAATTACGATACTGATGGTTTTATTTTTGTTAGACAAACACAACCTTTACCTTTAACAATATTATCTTTATACCCAGAGTTACAAACCAATGACTAAAAATTTATTACAAATAGTGCCTTATATCTCAACTCATGGTAAGATCATTCTTGCTAATCAAATGAACCACGTTCTTATGGATAAAGATGCACAATACGAAGGCGATGCTATGCAATTAGAACAGAATGGTTTAGCTTATACTTGTATTATAAACAATGAACCTATTGCATCTGCAGGTATGAAAATTATTTGGGATGGTGTGGCAGAAGGTTGGGTGTTAGCTACAGGTAAAGTTTGGAATCACCCGCTAGTTATTGCTAGAGCTATTAAGAAAAATTTTGCAAGACTAGCAAAAGAAAATAATATAAAAAGAGTACAAACAGCTGTAAGAGCTGACTTTAAAATAGGTTTAAAGTTTGCTTCATGGCTTGGTTTACAAAACGAAGGATTGATGAAACATTATGGTTTTGATGGTTCAGATCACTTCAGATATGCGAGGATATTTTAATGGGTTGGCAAGCAGCAGTAGTAGGAGCATTAGGTGCAGCACAAATACAACAACAAGGTGCTTATGGTAAATTTAATGAAGCTAAAAATAATCGTGATGCTCAAGTAGCAGAACAAAAAACACAAATATTAGATGATAAACTAACATTAGATTTATCTACATTTCAAAAAAAATTAAGAGAACTTGAAGGAAGTGTTATTGTTAACACAGCTAAATCTGGAGTTACTCAAGGAGGAAGTGCAGCTAATATTAGGTTATCTAATTTGTATGAAGCTGAACTTGAAAAAGATAAAATGAGATATGATACAGAAATAGGAAAAGCTAGAGCATTTGAAGATGCAAATTTTTCTAGGATTAAAGGTCAAATGGCTAAACAAGAAGCTAGAATTGCACAATTAAGAACCGCAACTGGAGTTGGAACAAGTCTATTAAAAATGCGAGGATAATATTATGCCAAAAATACCAACATATCAATCTACAGGAAGTATAACTACAGCAACTCCCAGCATTAAAAGTGATATTAAACTTAATGTTAATCAAACTCCAGCTAGTGCATTACAACCTGTTAGTAATTTTATTAGAGATAGTTATATTCAAGAAAAAACAACTGAAGCAAATAACAAATCTTATAAAGCAATTAATGATTTTTATGAAGATCAATTTGATGCTCAAGGTAATGTTAGTCAAAAAGGTTGGTTAACTAT